GTCGCTGTCCGCATCAGGGCCGCCCGCGTCGGAAGTGTCTTCATCCAGCGGCGGCCAGGGCGTTGCCTTGCCGCTCGCCAGGGCCGCATCCGCCACCTGGACGGGCAGGCTCTGCGGCTCAGGGCCCGGAAAATAGTCGCGCATATGGCCGTGCCGCGTCGTGTCGGTCCATCTGGAGTGGAACACAACGTCCCGCGTCGCGGGCACGGCTTCAGGCACTGAAGAATCAGGCATTGACGGTTTCCTTTCCGTATTCACACAGGAGATAGATCCACCGGTCATGGCGCTCGGTATCGTCGACCTGCACCACATTGTAGCGCCGCCCGGTCCGGTCATTCAGCACGGTCCAGGATGTATCCACGCCCTCGAGCGCGATTTCGTAGCGCAGCACGATAACCACCCGGTCACCCGGCTGGCGTCCGCCGCCCGCATTCCGCTCCGCGCCGCCTGCCGGCAGGATCGCGGCGGGCCGCCGCTGCACCACAGGGTCCGGCGGCTCCATGTCCCTGACATATCCGTCCGCCAGCGGAACGGGCTTGAACAGGGAAACTCGCCGGTCAAGGGCAGCGGCCGTCTCGGTCCAGCCGGCAGGCTTCAGCATTGAAACCATGATCAGACCCTCTGCAGGCGGTAGGGCGCCAGCAGCGCGCGCGCGCCCATCGGCAGCTCGGTCGGCCGCGTGCCGGTGATGACCGCCTCGCTATGCTTGTAATAATGGCCGACCAGCAGGTGCATGGCCTGCTTGACAGCTTCGGGCACGGAATCGGCTTCCGCGCCATAGCCTGCCTTGAAATGCGCCGTGACGGCATCGGCCCGCACCGCCAGCGCCGGATTGACCCCGTCCCCAAGCACCAGGAAGGCCCCATGAGAATCAAAGTCGGTCCGGTAATCACCGGGATCCATCAGCACCTCGGCGCCGCCATCGGCCGGCCAGTAGCGCACCCCCTCGATGGACTGGACATTGCCGATCCCGAACCGGATACGGGACCATTTCGGGCCCCGAATGGCCCAGACCTGGTCGAGCAGGCAATTCCTGAGCACGCCCCACGGCCCGTCAAGATAGCTCGTCACCGCCGCGATCAGGCTCGCCAGCAGGGCATGGTCATCATCATGCGCGATCCGCAGGTTCTGCATGACCGACTCGATCGACAGGACCTTGTTGGTCGGCGCCGTGACAAGAAGCGGGCGCATGGATCAGCCCAGCCCGGCGAGATTCGGCTCGCCGGACGGTTCGCCCTTAGTCTCGGCTTCCGTTTCCGTTTCAGTTTCCGTTTCGGTTTCCGTCTCGGCTTCCGTTTCGAGCAGCAGGGCCGTCTCGGCCTCTGGCTTGCCTTTGCTCCTGCCCGTCCGGCCCGTCTTGCCATCCGTGCCGCGCTGGCTGACCGATTGAGGCGGCACGGATTTGGGCGCCGCCCCTTCCGGATAATCCTTGTCGGCGCCGACGGCCTTTGCCGCCTTCTCCAGTTCGGGCGGCAGCACATCGCCCGGCCGGTAAGTCACCGGATAGATCTTGCCTTTCGGCACACCGCGAAACACCTGCTTGACTTTCATTGCACCATTTTCCTTCTCTGTCCGGTTTTCAGTGGCTCTCAACAAAAGAGGGCGGGCCGCATGGCCCGCCCTCTAAATGTATCGCGTCAGTCTCCGCCCTAGGCGTTGATGGCGACGCGGTGATAACGGCCCCATTCCGGGTTCCACAGCCCGCCGCCGACACGCTTGGTCGTGTAGAACAGCACATAGGGCTTGGCCGTGTACGGATCGCGCAGGATGCGGATGCCGAGCCGGTCGAAGATCCGGTAGACCATCTCCATGTTGCCATAGAAGACGGGAATGGCGTCAGCCGCTACATCCGGCATGCCGGACAGTTCCATGACCGGAGATCCGAGCAGCGTCGATGGTTGGTTGGCCGCCAGTGTCGGCGCCCAGATCAGGTTGCCGTCGCCATCCTTCAGCTTCCGGACAACCGCCATCGTCTTGCGGTTCATATAGAATCCGGCGCCCTGCGACCGGTCGGACGGCAGGTCATATTGCAGGTCGATCAGGCCGTCGGTCGCCAGGGCTGCCGCCAGGCCGGAATTGACCTCGAGGATCGGGCCGAGCGGATGGCGCAAGGGCGCGGCAAGCGCCGCTTCCGTGGCCGCATCAAAGGTCAGCAGGCCGCGCGGCTTGTTCGTGCCGTCGCCGGAGAGGAAGGCCGTCCCTTCCTGCGTCGCGAACTCGGTCTCGACCTCACCGGACAGCCAGGCGGCAAAGTCAATCTCCGCATCGTCGAGCAGCTGCTGGGTTGCGCTCGGATTGGCATAGATCTCACCGAAGCTGTAGGCATAGGCCTTCAAGTCCGGTGAGGTCGTTTCTCCGCGCGCCGTCTCTTCGCCAACCCAGCCCGAACCGGCGCCATGCAGGTTGAACAGCTTGATGAAGCCCTGCCCGGTCACGTTCTGCTGGCTGGCAAAGCGCCTCATCGGCGTGATGTCCACCCGCGCATCGGTGATTGTGCGGTCCCATTCGATCGGGGCCAGGTGACCGCCCTTGTCGGCCGTGCCGACAGAACCGGCCGCATTGACCCGGTTGATCATTGTGGCCTGCAGGTCACCACGCGCGAGGCCGAGCTGGTCGAGCTGGCGCTCGCCATCGCCGGTCCGCATATAGGCGGCCCAGGCCTGTTGGTGAGCCTGCACCTCGGCCGAGACCTGCGAACCCGGTTCGCCGCGCGTGCCGAGCCGCAGCTGCTCGATGTCGGTATTCTGGGCATCGATGGCCGCCTGGATGTCGGACATGGCTGCCTGCAGGCGGTCTTCCTTTTCCTGCAGCAGCACGTCCTGGTCGGACGTGCGTTGCGTCATCGTGGCCCTGAATTCGTCAAAGGCCTGGTTGAGGGACTGGACAAGCGCCAGAGCGCTCGTGTCGGAGCGGACCGAGACAATGCCGCGGATCTCGCCGGTATGAAGATGGGCAGGTTTCATGCTGCTGCTTCCTTGATTTTGGTAATGAGGGATTGAACCGCAGCGTCAAAGCCGGGCTCGGTGGATGGATCCTCACGGGCAGCGCGCGGCTTGCCTTTCAGGTCCGAAAGAAGCGCGCGGCATTCTTTGCGGGTCAGATCCGGATTCTGTTTCTTGAGGGCCCAGGCCGCGCGGACTTCCGCCCGCTGCGCAATGCTGGCCGTCGGGTCACCGGTCTCAACCGGGGCATCGTCCAGCAGCGCATCGGCAAAGCCGGCATCGACTGCGGCGCTGCCGGTGAACCATGTCTCGGCATCCATCCAGGCCGCGACATCGGTTTCCGAAGCGCCCGTGCGCCGGGCATAGAGGCGCGCCATGGCCTCGTCGAATTGCCCCAGCGTATCGGAGACTTTCTCGAAATCATTGCGGTCGCCGATCGCGATCAGCCAGGCATTGTGGATCATGATCGAGGCATTGTCGCCGATCAGCAATTCATCGGCGGCCATGGCGATGACCGAGGCCGCCGAAGCTGCCAGCGATATAACCTTGACCGTCACGCGGCCCTTGTGCTCGCGCAGCAGGTTATAGATCGCGCCGCCCTCGAAATAATCGCCGCCGCGCGAATTGATCACCACCTCGACATCACCGGTCATGGTCTCCAGCTGGCGCGCCACGGATTTCGAGGTAACGCCGCCGCCGGTCCACCAATCCTCGCCGATCGTCTCATAGATCTCGATACGATTGCCGGCCTGGGCAGACGGCGCCCGCATCTGCGGCTGCCAGCGGGCCATGACATCATCACGCGGGCACCAGCTGAGCGTCTCGGATGCGGCGCCGGCCTCGAAGGCGGGCATGGCGGCAAGGCTCGCCATGAGGCGCAGGCCGGACGGCAGGAAGGATTTGGAATTAAGGTCGATGCGCATCATGTCAGTCTCCTTGTCGCGCGGCAGACGCCATGTTTGGCGGCGGATAGAAAATTCCCCCGGTGCCATCCGGGCGGGGCGGCATGCCCTCACGGGCGCGCACTTCGTCCGGATTCATCGCGCCGAACTGCAGCGCGCGGGTCCAGCCCGTCCAGCGTGTGGCGAAGTCGCCACGGATCAGGCCTGTGTCGTCGACCTTGGCTTCCAGCTTCATGTCATCGCCGAGCAGGTCGCGCTCGATGGCGCCCTCGAAGGCCTCGAACCAGTCGACCAGCGTATAGGTGCGAAAGCCGATCGAGATCTGTTCCATGCCGCCGCCGCCCAGCGCCGGAGCACCCTCCATGAAGCCGAGCAGGGCCGGAGGCACGCCGAGGAACATGGCGATTTCGATAATCGACAGCTTGCGCTGCTGGATGAATTCGGCATCCCGCGCTGACAGCTGCAGCTGCTTCATCTTGACACCCTGTTCGAGCACCAGCGTGCGGGTTGCCGGATCGGCGCCGCGATAATGGTCGATACTGTCGCGCAGGTTCTTCACGCCTTCGGCGCCGAGCTCATTGTCGGACTCAAGCACCGTGTCGAGGAAGTTGCCGTTCCGGAAGAACCGGCCCGCATGCTCCTGTCCCGCGTCGCCTATGCCCAGCACTTCCCGCGCATAGGACAGGACGGACCGGCCAAGCACGCCGTCGATCGACATGCCCCTGATATGCATCACCTGATCCTGCGCCAGGGTCATCCGCTGCCCGTCGCGCCGCGTGTAGGTATAGCGCAGGGCAAGATCGTCGAGCTGCTCGCAGGTGACATGGTCGGGATCCATCGGGATCAGCCGAAGCACCTGCCCGTCATTGAACCGGCTGCGCACCTTGTAGGAATAGCCATTGCCGCGCATCAGGACCGACAGCATCAGGTAGCGCTTGAAATCATACCCCGACTGCCAGCCATTCGGCTTGCGGTTGAGCAGCAGGTTCAGCGGATGATCCACCAGGACCTGCATCGAGGCCCGGTCACGGATATCGATGCGTGAGCCGGCCAGCACGCCGGTCAACAGGTTGACGCCCCGGTAGAACGCCGCCAGGCGCAGCGCGACATCACCTGTGACGGGCCGTCCGGTCGCGGCGACATTGCCGCCACCGGCGCGCAGGAATTCGGCGAGCTCCGGCGACGTGCCGAGCGCCCCTTCCGACCGCACATTCCCGGCCGCACCGGCCATCCACGAGCCGGTCATCCAGTCAATGACCGACGCAACAAACTTCCTG